GCAGTAATGTTTTATCTTTTCCAAATCTTCAACACCATTTTTGAAACGATACCTACAAACGTACTTAATTACATTCCCTTGAAAGAACGATAATTCATTTTTTGAAATAAATTCATAAGGTTGAATATGAAAGTGTTTGTAGTGAGATCCCCCGATTTGTCTATCTTGTGGAAATGCATCATCAAACATATCTTTGTTTGTCATAATTTAAACTCCTGCAGTATTCTTATTTTCTCCTCAGCTTGTGATATTTTTTCAACTAACTTATCAGCTTCTTCTATATGCTGCGGGTGTTCACCGATTGCTACAGGCTTTTCTAAATATATTTTAAGCGTAGCCTCGGCTTCAGATATTTGTGCGTTGTATCTATCTTCCAGCGCACTAAGTATTAATTGTCTAAACATAGTTTGCCTCGTATAATTTAAAATACTTTCCTAATGGAAAGTTATATTGATGGTTTGTACCTAGCAGATGTAGATTTTGTTTACATCGAGTTACACCCGTATACCAAACTCGAAGTTCTTTTACTTTTTCTGCTAAATTCTTTTTGTCAAAATGTGATGGAAAGTTACATTTACTGGCTAGCACCACATTATCTGCCTCTCCACCCTTAACTTGATGTATTGTATCAATTATAATTTTAGGTGGTTGCGTAAGATCCACACCTTCTTTCATTAATTTATTGAAGTATTGTTTATCTTTATCTTTAAATTTTCTCTTAAACACTTGATTCCAAGGACCTTTCTCGTCTCGCATACCACACCTTAAATGTAATTCGTCAAAAGTAAACACTTGATTTGGGTGTGCAAAAGACCATTTTTTGCTGTCCTGTGACCGGTATCCGTGGTCTATGTTTAATAAATATTCATACATGATACAGGCTTCTTCTCGTGCTATCGCACCACCCTCGCAAACTTTCTCCCATAATTGAATCGCCATGAATTGATTCGGATCAAACGATTTATTATTCTTTTGATCTTGATAGTATAGGCCAAGGTTCTTTGCCTCCTGCTGCAGCTCTCTCTTCACATCATTTATTCTAGCTAGCACCATCCAACTACCATCTAAATCCCAAGGCACTTTCTTCAATCCATTCCATCTTTGTATAGATCCATCTTTACCATTAGAATAAAACTCTTTCTCTATTCTATTACTACCCATCGAATGCAAAATGCAGCTAGAAAAAAAATGTATATTCTTATTCAATCGTACACTCTTTTTCAAAACAAGAGACTTGCCAGGAAAAGTTTGAAACAAATTAACATCTGCACCATTCCATTCATAGATTGCCTGATCATCATCGCCTGCAATGTAAACTCTGTCTACAGCTTCAGCTATCTTTACAACCATGTCCCACTGCAAAGGTGTAAGATCTTGAGCTTCATCAACCATTAACACCTTAAATGGTATTACCAAACCATCAGTAATATATCTTTGCACCATGTCGGTAAAATCTAATCTGTCAGGTGTCCGTTGTCCGTTCTCCAGTTCCATTGTTTTAAATTCTTCGTAACCATTTATAATTGATTTAAATTGTTGTAACCTCACAGCTTTCCTAGATTGCTGTTTGTAAAGCCATACAGGATCTACCTTCATGTTTCTTGCTCTATCATATATTTGTAAGGACCAATTATTATAAACTTTAGCATCATCATGGCCCTCTTTGTAATTCACTTTTATAGTTCCGTATTGAGTATGAAACATTAACATATCAGCTTTTGGATCTAGTACAGGTATTTCAGCAAACTGCTGCCGAGCCAAAGAGTGCAATGTTCTGAAATATTTAAAATCATCTTCATCATATTCTTTAAATCTTTGTCTTACTCTTGCAACACATTCATTTACAGCTTTGTTTGTAAAAGATACGTAACAGATTTCATCAGGGGAGTATCCTTGCCTAAGATAACGTTGCACACGTTTTAGTAAGTTTTCTGTTTTACCTGTGCCTGGAGGACCAAATATTTTAATTGTCTTCCCACGCAGCCTTCGGTTTAGTAAATTTGACATCTTTATTTTTGTGTTCCTGTTGTTTTGGTAAAGGTACAATCCAATGTCTGCTTTGTATACCTTTGAATTTTGCTTTTGGCTTTGCGCCACCTTGTTCTAAAAATCTTGTACATTCTTTTTCATTCCAATTGTAACCCATCTTTTTCATAAATGATCTAAATGTTTCTAATTTAAATCTCATTTCAACTTCATCACGCCATATATTACCAGAGTCTATTTGATCAAACTCTGTTGTATCCTCAACATCTTCTAAGAATCTAGACATTCTAGAATTAAATACGTCACTACCTTCCTCTGTTGCATCAAAACCCTCCATGTCTTGTTTGTTAGACATTAACTCATCAAGCCAATCCCTATACGGATCTGGATCTCTTTTAGTTGGTTTAAGTGGTCGCCATACTATATCGTAGTTTAAAAGTTGTTCTCCTAACAACTGCTGTTGGTATAATTGTTTTGTTGATAATCTTATCGATTTACCTTGAATAGGTAAAATCCAATATGGTTCGGGATATGAATTTACTTTTATGAGTTTACCAACTTCAGGTAAGGCTTCATTAGCACCAATACCTAATTTTCTTTTCACACATTCACTAGATACACAATGCATTCGTGCAATCGATGTTTTGCATTTGTAAGCATACTCTTTATTTTCAACACCTTTAAATATGTTTTCTAATTCTTTTGGATGTAATCTTTCTTCACACACTTTTCCCATCATGTCTCTTGTCCAATCTTGATACATAACTGGATCTGGATTAATTTTTTTGGCTAACACAGCTACGTTAAACATAGCATCATTACGACCTTCACCTTTCTTAACTTTGTTTTTCATAAAGTTTACAACACAAGGTGGATAATCTTTTGTTTCACCATCTTGAAATATTTTTAATTTTTTAAATTCAGCAGGCTTTAATCTATATTTAGATACAAATTTATATAAATCTTTTAAGTTGATTGAGTTACACTGATCATCCATTGCAACTCTAGTTGTCATATGTGCTTTTTGATATGGTAAGTTTACAAAGTTACCTTTTCTTTTTTCATCCCAATTATCTGGAGTAAGATCCACCTCATCTTGAGCAGGAAAAATATCTGTAGTGGTATCATTGATACCTAGGTCAGAAGCTAATTCAATTAATTTTTTACGCATTGCAGATGCAGGAATTGCACCTTCAATAAATAAAATTAAATGGAGTCCGTTGGATTTCGATCTGAATGGTACGAGTGGGTATTTTCTTTTCCGTATAATCGATATAACTTCTTGATGCTGTATATTATAACGATCAACATCGATGACCCCCCAACTGCATGTATTATCATCTCTGATAGGGACAGACCCATAATAAGCTTCTCCTTTTAAATGTTGCACCCAATGTTCTTTTGACATTGGAGAAGGTTCAACCCAATGTTTGAATTCTGCCTTACCTTTAGAGTTTTTCTTACCCGTTGGTTTGGAAACACCAAAATATGTAGTAGAGCCCTGGAAGAGTTCTATAAACTCCTCCAGGGTTTTGTCAAGTAGATCCATGTTAGAATGGAGTTTTTGCTACTTGTTCTTCTTTGCCGTGGTTAACTCTGACAGCACCTTTTTTACATGACTCATAAAAGTCAAAGGCACCTTTAATTGTTTCTTCGCTCTCCACTTGTCCTATATGCTCAATCTCCCAACCAAACCAAGAACCTAGATTGTTCTTTTCAAGTACAGTTTTAAGAGAATACATTTGAGTAAATGGTGCAGGCTTAAAAAAACCTTTCCCATCTTTTCTCTTTTGCCTTAAGGACATCATCATTGAATTCCACTTCTTAGATTTTTTTCTTTGAGTAGACTTCATAGTTATTAAAGCTGTTGATGATTTCTCTTCCTCAACAACCATTACATAGTGAGAGGCTGTCTCTTCTATGTAGTTACCATTCTCGAGACGATCCTTACCATCATCACCTCTGGTAGTTTTACTCATGATATCCGAATCAGCTGGATAAACATTTACTGGAGCAACAGCACCTTTATCTCTGTCTCTCCATTCAATGTACTCCAATTTATAATAGCAAGGAATTACATGGATTCCCTTTTGGCCATCATAAAGTTCGTCTGTCACTGTGTTGTAGATCATTCCTGCTCTAGCTTCTGCCATAAATTGGCTATCACCTTGTGTTACTTGTGGTGAAAGCTGACCAAGAACTTTTAGAAATGGTAATGCTAAACTTTTAGAGTCCACATTCTCAAATCCTGCATCGCCAAATTGCTCGATGTTTATCGCTGCAACTGCTCCTGCTTCTTTTTTAACCGCTACTTCGTTCGATTGTCCGTCTTTTAGCTTCATATTGTTACCTATTATTTGTTTGTTATTTTCGTTTTATTTGCGATGTATACTCCGAACAAATCAAATGGTAATTTCTTACCACCTTCAACTTGTTCTTTAACAAATGCCTTTAAAGTCATTGGTTCAACTTTTTCTTTTTTGTTATAATTGAAACCAAACTTCTCACACACACTTATTAATTCAGAGACTTGATTGTCTTGTCCTCTACCAAATGAGGCAGTGACAGTATTCTTTATTAAATCTTCGAATCCATTACTTCTCAAATAACCAAAGGCTTCGTCAACACGTGACTCAGGAATTTTTGCTGCGTAGAATGGTTTGACTTCTACACTCGAACCATCAGCTAACTTCAGCAAAGATACACCAGCTTCCTGCATCATCTCTGGAATTACTCTTTCCTCTAAATCTCTTGATTTATTTTTAAGGGTTTTTAATTTGTCTTCTTGTTCTTCAATTTGTTTTTGTAGATCTTTGAGTTGATTACATTTTTCTGAAATTGATTTGACATTATCCTGACTAATGTCAATATTTGACATTTTTTCTATATCCATAAATCCTCCTGTTGGGGTCTTAAATTATTTACTTGATCTTGTAAACAAAAAAAATATATAAGAACACAGGATGTGGAAATACCCGTACAAGACTATACCATATGAGCATCAAAGAAATGCTTTAAATCAATCTGCTGAAAAAGTTCAATGGGCTTATTTCATGGAAATGGGTACAGGAAAAACAAAAGTCACGATTGATAATATGGCTTATTTGTATTTAAAAAAACAAATAACATCAGCGTTAATTATAGCACCAAAGTCAGTATATACTGTTTGGGAAACTGAAATAGAAACACACATGCCTGAAGATGTAAAGTATAAAATTTTCAAATGGAATATAGACAAACCAAAGGATTTAATAAAACTCAACAAATATAATTACTTTAGAATCTTTCTAATAAACGTTGAAGCTTTATCAACAAAAAGAGGATTTGAGGGTTGTATTGATTATTTATCTAAAAATAAATTAAATTTTGTAGCACTGGATGAATCAACCACCATAAAAAATAGATCAGCAAAAAGAACAAAAAACATTTTAGGATTAAGGCAATTATCGCATATAAGGCGTATCCTAACAGGATCGCCAATAACAAAATCTCCATTAGATCTTTATACACAATGTCAATTTTTAAGTCCAGAATTATTAGGATTCTCAAGTTATTTAGCATTTAGAAACAGATATGCAGAGATGACTGACATACCTGTAGGCTCTGGCAGATATATAAGTGTGCCTAAATATTACAAACGTATTGAAGAACTTGAAATTCGTTTAAAACAATTCTCTACTAGAATACGAAAAGACCAATGTCTAGACCTGAAGCCCAAGATTCGTCAGAAAAGATACATTGAACTCGAAGGTGAAAGCAAAAAAATATATGATCGGTTACGTACGAGTGCACTAGCAATAGTTGAAGATAGTACAATATCATTTTCCAACAAACTAACAGAAATAATTAAATTACACCAGGTTTGTAATGGTTTTACAAAGGATGATGAGGGTAAAATACTTAATTTACATGAATTAAAATTAAAGGCATTAGAGGAGATTATTGAAGAAACTGATGGTAAAATAATTATATGGGCAAACTATTTATGGAACATACATCAGATTAATCACTTTTTAAAAGTAAGATATGGTGAGGAATCAACTGTAAGTATATTTGGAGAGGTCAATGTCGAAGATAGAAAAAAAGCTGTTGAACGTATACAAACAGATGAGAAAACTAGGTTTATGGTCGGAAATCCTACTACTGGCGGTTTTGGGCTCACTCTTACTGCTTGCAATACTGTTATTTACTTCTCAAATAATTACAATTTAGAAGTGCGAAAACAATCAGAAGATAGGGCTCATAGGATTGGCCAGAAGGGATCTGTATTATATATTGATATTGTTGCTAGAAATACTCTTGATGAAGCTATTATGAAGTCATTGACAAACAAGGGTCAAATAGCTGCCAAAACTTTAGGTGAGGAAAACCTAAGAGATTGGCTCTTGTAATTTATGAAACTCACTTAATCTTTCCAAAAATTTCTCACTATATTCTTTCAAATCCGCCTCTGAGAGCCTAAATTCCTGATATTGGAGGTCTCGGGTGCAAATACTGATTACCCCCTGCTCTATGGGCCCGTAATTGGCTGTATGGGCTAAATAATAGGCACCTAGCTGTAGTTTATAATCTTCTACCCACTCTTCTTTTTTTGGCCTATTTGCTTGTTTCCAATCAACAATACTAGGTTTTCCATATGCAACTGCAGTTAAATCACAAGTTCCTGCAAATTGATTTTTGTATTGTAGGCTTATTTCGTTACCCCATACCTCATCTAATACTATATTGTCTAAAATGGTTTTTGCCATCATCCTTGGTTTAGTGCCTTCTTCCGCTGCATTGTAATATCCTTGACCTGTGAGATAGTATTCTAATACCTGGTGCATTTCAGTTCCAACAGATGAAGCTTGTTTCATAATTCTATCAGCTTCCTTTTCTCCTACACGCCTACGCCAATTATCAAGAAATCTTTTATCTTTAGTTGCGCTAAGTATAGTTGTTACTGATGGTACTTTAATATTATCAACTAAATACTTCCTGCCAGTTGTATCTGAAAATCTATTATAATGTTTGTAAGGATATTTTTTATTTAGTTTCATCGTGTAATTAATACAATTATGACTGATGCCATACCTGTAATTAATACACCTGCTGAAGTCAACATTATTTTTTCTATTCTGCTGACTGCTTTTTCTAAATTATTTATTTTATCATGTGTTTGTTTTTGCATTATTCTGCAAAGCTTTTCATGTGATTCTATTTTTTGTAGGGCTTCTTTAGACACGTCTTCGTCCTCTCATTGCTATTGCAGTTCCTGTTGGATCGTTGGGGAACAATGCCTGGAACTGAGCTGCATTTACTTGTCCGGTAGCCTGTGGTTGTTGTACTGGATTCTCTAATTCTATATCACCCATTACACTGGCTCTTTCAGCTTCAACGTTTCTTGACTCCTGGTCGATATCAGCTTCATCTGAATTACGCACAGCCGATTGTATGTAATCAACTAATTGATTATCTGTTTCTACATTACCTGAACCTGGAGTAAAGTCTTGTGCAAACATAGACTCAACAGTTTCTTTTGGTAAATTTTGATCGTCATACCTTGGTTTAGGATTTTCAAAAGGTGTGCCTAAAAGTTGTTCTTGTATTCTTAAAGGGTCAATTGTTTTCGGATCAATTCTTGGCATATCTTCATCTTCGTCATTTAAATAATTCATAAATCTTGCAAAGGCTTCACGTTTTTGTGTCAAACCAGCAGCGGTCAATTTTGGTGTTACATTTCTGTATGCACCTGTTCCGTATTTTCTTCCTCTGATTTTTTTACCACTTAAAATTTTTAATTGTTCGTCAACACCTAATGCATCATTCATCAATCTTAAGGCCACAGGATCAGACAATACAGAACCTGCCTTTCTTGCTAAGGCTAAAAATACTAATGGTGCTAATGGATTAACAGCTGCCATACCACCACCAATCACAACACCAGATAAAACTCCTCTACCTCCAGATAATGTAAATCTTCTTTGTAGGAAAGTAGATGTATCTGATATTGCTACATCTGATATTGCTTTCATGTAATCAGTAAACTTATAAAAATCATCAGAACCACCTTTACCTAAAAGTTTCATCATCTTATCTCTGCCAAGGTCTTCAGTTGCCTTACCAATACCAAGATTATCCATGAATTTGTTAATATTAAATTCCGCAAAGTCTTTTGGTCCAAACCTTATTTTTGATACATCGTAAATACCATTATTAAGTCTTACATCATCAATACTAAAACCTCTTTGTCTTGCTATAGCATCAGTTCCAATTTCTTCCATAGCATCAGCCATATATTTGTTTCCTGATTTAACACCTGCCTCCATAGCTACATCATTAAAAATTGATTTTGCTTGTGGGCTTCCTGCTGTATCAAATGATTTTAAAAATGCATTAAACATATATCTTGCTTTTGCAGCTTCAAATAAAGCTTTACCATTTGATGTTGCTCCTTTACCTGCAGCTCCTATAATTACCTTAAATTGTTCAATAGCTTCTGGTGAATTTGATGCAAACACATCTCTTTCCATTGTTTGAAACATTCGATCTCTCGACATACTCTCAAGACCTCTTACTCCGTTTACACCCCTCTGTGTAAATAAACTTGAATCAAATTTTCTAAATGATTTAATTAAAGGTGATTTAATAAATCCCATTATTGCTGAAAATGTACCATTGGCATCAAGTAGTTTTGCATTTAATTGTTCACCTTGTGCTC